CGAACACCCACGCCTCGCCGGACACCCGGGCCTTGTCGAACACCCGGGCCTCGCCGGACACCCGGGCCTCGCCGAACACCTGCGCCTCGCCGGACACCCGGGCCTTGTCGAACACCCACGCATCATGCTCCTGACTCAGGTTGGCTTCACTTTCAATCCAGCCACCTAGGTCACCGGCTTTTATCTCCCAGCGCTCGATATCAACGAGTGCGCGGATGCGGTGCAGCGTGACGCCAAACTCCACCTTAGTTTCATCGGTAAGTTCGTACTTTTTCATGCAGATTCCTCCATTTCTATTGTTCCCCTCGGATTGTCCTAGGGTGCCATTTTCTCTCGTCCCGGTAGCGGACAATATCCATCTGCCGTTTCCGGCTGATTTCTACCCGCTCACGGTGGAACGCTTGGTAGCGCTCACAGCTGTCATGACATACGGAGTGTCGGTCTGGGCAATCCTTACATGGGGCCGTCATTCCTCCACCCCAAAGGCCCGCAGAAACGGAATGCGCGGGATCTTCGTGCGGTTCCCGCTCACCATAACGGGGAAGGGGAGCAGATCAGGCCGCTGGTGCGCCGCCACCCGGATATAGTCCGGGGTGCAGTGGGCCACTTTCGCCGCCTGGGCCGGGGTAATAACGGCGGTGTCCATCTGCCGGATCTCCTCTAAAAGCTCCATGTCATTCATGGTCTTCCGCCTCCTTATCCATATCGGCTCGCATTTTAAGCATCTTAGCCCCGGCATTTACCAGTGCAAGGCTTTTCTGGTCAAGCTGTTTCAGCATTTCCACGGTCTCCTTGATGGTTTTCTTGGTTTCTTCGCTCATGTTATAGCCTCCTTTTCGGTGGGATTTATGGGATGCGGCGATTCAGGCTCACCGCTCAGGGCCTTATTTCAGGAGGATATGCAGCCGGTCTGTTATTGCATAATAGCTAAGACACGAGATAGGCTTGTCAGCCAGATTCAAGACATTGTCATCAAACCAATTTCCATCCGCCACAACGTGGTGTCTCAGGTCCTGGATGATGATTCGGGTATCATCGGTTATCATCCGGTGGCCCTTTAACAGGCCCTCTAATGTTAAATCGTCCATGTGCTTACCTCCATGTGATTTTGCTTTGTTTGTAATCTCAATTTCTGAGGTTATTATACCTAATAATTTTAGATTTGTCAATAGTAAGAATCTAATTTTTTTAGATTTTTGTATTGATTTTTTCATCCGGTTCTGATATTATATAAGAGCAGAGGGGAGGTGCAAAAATGCCAGAAAACGAAACAGTTGGGCGGCGAATCAAGACTGTAAGGCAAGAAAAGGGAATGACACAAGCCCAACTTGCAGATCACAAAGATGTTAAGGTGACGAAAAACTACATCTATCTGATCGAGAGTGGGAAAACAGCTCCAGCAGAAAAGTTAGTTAAAGATATCGCAAAAGCGTTTGGTGTATCGGAAACGTGGCTGCTGACCGGAGAGGGTAATAAATACCCGCTCCCAGAGGACGAAACCGCCGCTTATGTTGACCAGCTCTTGCATGATGCAGAAAACCCGCTATACGACATAATCCGGGCGATTATGAAAACGTACAGCGAGTTGGATGGAAACAGTCAGGCCGTGATCCGAAACACAATTGAGCAATTCCAGGAAAACTTAAAAAAAGAGGGTCGGGGTTAATCCCCGGCCCTCTCTATATGCCGTTTTACCAGCGTGTATATCTGGCTTAAAAATGTTAGATTGCTAACCTTCTGGACCATTCTAATGATTTCATCTCTGTACTCCTGTTCCATATGTATCTCCTATTCGTCTCGCTTTGCCGAGCAAAGCCCAAACGGGAAAATCCCGTCGGTTTTTGGCGTGGCTCTTTCGACATCACGGAGCATATCCAGCATCGCGTAACAGTCTTGCATTTGGTGGGTAACATTTTCGTCCTGCTGGATTTTCTCAAACATCCGGTTTGCTAACTCTGTAGCAGCGCCTTCGCGTTCGCAAATATACATTCGCTTGATCCCCTCCAGCTCTGCGCGGTATCCATTGCGCCCGAGATAGGGGGATATCCGCTCCATAGCCCTATACCACGATGCCTTTTCATCGTCATAGTTAATTTCTTCCTCCGTGTGCTGGTCGATTGCGATTTTTAGTAGCTCCTGCATATAGGTCAGCAGGAGCTGATACATTTCGTCCCGTGTTGTTGGTTTCTTCATGTGTGTTCCTCCTTATATGGTTCGCATCATTTTGCCAACATCGGCAAAATGCTCAAATACTCCAATTTGGGGGACGGTTGATCTAGCTTGGATAGATGCTTGTCTAAGCTCGGTTAAAAAATCACCTAAGTCAAGCCTAGACAAGCTCTATTATTCTGTGCTTTCATTTTTTATCAATTTTTCCGTTTTTCCTCTTGCGTTCTCCCGTGATTTTTAGTAAAATCATATTGTGATTGAGCCGTTGTAAAATGGTATGTGGGCTCCGTCTAAACTCTTCCGTTTCTAGCGGCGGGAGGTCTTCATGGCACTGCATCATCGTCCCCACCTCCTTGCGGTGCCTATGCTTAGATTATACCAATCCATTTATTCCAATCAATACCATTTATGTGCTCATTTAGTGCTCTTTGACGCTCAAATTGCGCCAAATCTGGAAAGGTCGATGGGAATGAGCCAGAATCAGTCTGAGCTGATACGGCAGCTCCAGCAAATGCGGATGGAGAAGGGGCTGACCTACCAGGCCATAGTAGACGCTTGCGAGATGGCCGGGGAGCCTGTGTCTATGTCCTCTGTCCGGCGGATTTTTTCCGATGATCCAGACCGTCCGGAGGCTTTCCGGGTCACCACGCTCCAGGCTGTGGCTCGGGCCGTAATCGGTAATGCATACAACGCGGAAACAGTCCCGCCGTCTGATTTAGCGGCGCTCCGGGCCTTGCTAGCTGTCCGTGAGGAGACAGACAAGGATCGGCAGCAGGGGATCATAGACAGGACAGAGCAGATAGCCCGGATGCAGTCCACCATAGATGAGCTACAAGCCGAGATCAAGCGGAAGTCTAAGACCATCAAAATCATGATCCTTTGGGCCTCTGTTATGACGATGCTGCTAATTGCGTTTTTTGTGGCCCTTGCGGTCTATGTTGTTTGGGATTTGTCGCACCCTGGGTGCGGGATATTAAGATAGGAGGAGTTAAAAATGGAGCAATTAGTTGGTACGCTGCTCCTGTTGTTCGTCTTTTCCGCTATCCTGATTGGGGCCCTGATGTGGCAAAAATCCGGCACAAAGCGGGCACAGAAAAAAGCGGAAGATCAAAATCGGCAGGATGAGACCCGGCAGAAGATCGCGGAGGCAGAGGCCGAGTGGAGGAAGCAGCCCCACTCTTGGGATGCTCCAGTGGCCCCGGAAAAGCCAAAGGAGGAGCCGAAAAAGGATGATGGCGTAACATTTAAGGCCACCGGGATGGCCTACCACATGGACGGTCTAGAAAAAATCGCCGCTGAAAACTTGGACTATGAGATGACAAACGCGGAAATAAAAGAGGAGTATGAGCAGTACGACAGAATCTATAAGTACGAGTACCCGGTAGAGACCGTGGAGCTTGTTCCGGAGCCAGACAACGAGGCCGACCCAAACGCCATTGCTGTTCACATCAATGGAGAAAAGGTGGCCTATATTAAGAGAGGTAGCACCACCAGGGCCCGGAACCTCCTGGCAAGCAGAAACAGAAAAATAACCGCTGAGGTGTACGGTGGGCCCTACAAAATGGTGGAGGAGGACGATGATGGCAGGTTGACCGTCATCAAAGACGAGAGCCCCATCCGCGTTATTATCAAGATCAAATAAAAAATGCCCCCGGTGTCCGAGCACCGGGGGCATTGCAGAATAAGGGAGATGCCAAACGACACCAGCGGAAACGGGATCGATTGGAGGAATCTGCGCATTTATTATAGCGGATATCTCCCGGAATTACAAGGGGGGAAATCATATGCAATGCCGGAAATGCCGTGCAGAGGCCCCAGGCGGGGCCAATTACTGCCCAAAGTGCGGGGCTAAATTAGTTGTTGCGCACGGAGTAAAAAGTCGTGGCAACGGTCAAGGAACCGCTTTTAAGCGTGGGAAAACGTGGACAGCAAAGTGGAGCCTCCCGGCATACATTGATGAAAATGGGAAACTGCATCACCCACGTAAAACAAAGGGTGGATTCCAGACAAAAAAAGCCGCATTGGCTTATGCGTCATGCCCACCGGATTCCGTTGTCAAAGCGCCTACACTCCGAGCATACCATAAGACATGGCACAACGCAGGATTTACAAAATTGAGCAAATCAAAGCAAATAGCCTATGATATAGCGTGGAAGCGCTGGGCTGGCCTATATGATAAGCCTGTGTCTAATATCTCCATAGGTGATTTGCAGGGGCAGGTGGACACTGAGACCTCCACATACTACCCCGCACGGGATATGAAAACCGTAGCGTCACACCTCCTGAAAATGGCCGTTGCAGAGGGCCATCTCCGGGCAAATCTGGCGGAATATATCGAGCTTCCACCGCTGGATGAAAAAGAGATGACCCCGTACACCGAGGACGAGATTAAATTATTCTGGGCGGCATACACCGCCGGTGATACGTTTGTGGGCTACATCCTGCTGATGATCTACACCGGCATGATGCCCGGTGAGCTATTTATCCTCAAAAAAGACATGATAGATTTTGACAAATGCGAAATTCGGGGTGCTGGTCTGAAGACCAAAAAGCGGAAAGAAACGCCCCTGGTATTTCCGCAGTCAATCAGCCCCGTGCTCCGCAAACTCTGTGACTGCTCCAAGAGCCGAAAAGATTACGTTTTATGCATGGACCGCGACAAATTTTACCCAGAATACCATAGAGCTGTCCAAAGCGCTGGATGCAGGGATCTCCCGCCGTACTCCTGCCGCCATACCACTGCTACAGCACTGGCGCTTGGAAACATCGCCCCTTCTGTTATTCAGGAGGTTATGAGGCATAGTAAATTTACAACGACGCAGCGCTATATTCACCCCGATAATGCCGCTTCCCATGCCGCGATCAATCAGATCGTGACAAGCGCAGAGTGACGCTATTGGCTACATATTGGTTACACAAGGCGAATTTTTGTAGTGTTTTCAACGGTTTTGACTCCCCTGCTAAGGGAGTAGGCCGGGAAACCGGCGCGAGGGTTCAAATCCCTCCTTCCGCGCCAAAAGTACCGCATTTGCACTTGATTTTGTGTAAATGCGGTACTTTTTTGCTATATTTATTTGAAAGTCTGCGCTTTGCGAATCCGCTAGGAATCACGCAGGATCACCCCAAATTAGGCAAAAATATACCCTATTGGTCACAACATTGGTTACATCATTCCGCCGCGATCCCGTGGTAATACGCCGCCAATTTGGCTTCCGGTCCAGGTCCGTCCTTGTCAAACAGAAACGCTTTTGCGAGATCGGCGTAAAACTCTACCTTGTTGCATCCGTGCTTTGTTGCCACGCTGCAATAGTCCGAGTACATCATATTCATGGCGGTGTTCCATTCCTCCGGTGTGATGTGCTCCATCACTACCCCAGCAGTTTTCGCCGCGTCGGTGGTCTGGGCTACTGTCCAATGTCCCCCAGTGCTACCATCATCGTTTTTCATATGGGCGTTCCACTTCTCCAGGGCGTGGTCACTAAGTTTCCCAGCATGACACACACAATGCTCCATGTCGTTGACGTGCTCCCAGCACTCAATCATAGCGTCAACAGCCGCCATAGAGCGAGTGCCGATAGGTAGGGCTAGATACTCGGCTAGTTCATGTTCTAGCTTTTCTCTGTACTCCTTCAATTTGCTTTTCATTGTATTCCCCCCTTATGCCAGTTTTACGACACTGGCGCAGACGTGGGAGATTGTACCCGCCACGCCTCCAAGCGTAGCGCTGATGGTGGGGGTGCCATTGCAGCACACTGGGACATAGATTGTAGTCTCTGCGTGGAGCGTGTACACAGAGCCAGCGGCTACCGTTTCCTGCGCATTGAGGCAAGGAAGCGTTGCCGTGTCCTTGAGTCCCTGGAGCACCGCCACGCCAGCAGCTGACGGTGTGAAGGTCACGTCATAGGATACGCGATAAAGGCCGGAAGAGTTGACCTGGAAGCCTCCTGCAACCGTGTCTACTGAGCATCCGGTGTCAGTGTTGAGCACGCCCAGCACGGATACGGGGGTGCCGGTGGCAACAAACGCCTGTGATGCGTCGTTATAAGCGTTCTGGGCGCTCTTATAGTGGGGATTTTTAAGATTTCTGTTGCAGCTCATATTGTTCTCCTTTCAGAAATGCCCGGGGCAATTCCGCCCCGGGCTTATCGCTGTTAGAGCGGTTGGTTGTTGGTTATGCGCACCCGCAGCCGCTATTGCAGCCGCAGAAGGGAGATGGCCCAGCCGTGTAAGTGTAACCGTTCGGATAACGGACAACACCGTACATGCGGTTGTCAGCCTCCAGAGCAGAGACCTTATCCCGCAGCTGCTGGATTTCGTTGGCCTGCATCAGTGCCCGGGTCTGCTCACCCTCGGCGTGGATCGCCGTAGTGATGTCGCAGGTCTGCCGGTCAATCTGTGCGGACAGGTTAGCGGTCGCAAGTCTGTTGTCGCAGCAACACTGGGCAATCTGAGACTGGATGTTGTTCCCGGTCTGCATAATCGTTGTGTTTGTGCCCGCCTGCGCAAGCGCAACTTCTTTGCCAAGCTGACCGATGTTGCTCTGCATCTCATAGCCCAGGTTGCAAATTCCGTTGCCCAGGTTGGACAGCCGGTCGTTGATCTGTCCGAACTGCTGCCCAAACAGAATCTCCTGCTGAGAGGCCGCAGTTGCATAACGATCAAGCTCCCCGCTGTTCTGGCGGTTAAATCCGTTCCAGCCGCCCATAATGACAAACAGAAACAGGATGATAATCCACCATGCACCGTTACCGGCCATGCCGTCAGCATCCTTGGTTACCGCTGCCAGGTCGGAAAGACTATAGTTTTCCACAAAATCACTCCTTGTCGTTAGATTTTATATAACACCGTAGCGCTCCGGGGTTATTTCAAAAATTCGGAAAATTCCGCCGCCTGCCGCTTGAGTTGCTGAAACTGCTCCTGCGTCATTTGCCCGCTGGAGAGCATCTGCTCTACCTGCCGTTTTGCCCCCTCCGGGGTCATACCGGCGGCGAATTTGCGAAACTCAGAAATCATAGCAAGCGGGTTATTTGCTGTTGTTTTTTGCGGCTGACTTTGCCGCAGAAATTGGCTCAGTGGGTTTGTCATTTATAGTTGCCTCCAATCTTGCTATACGCTCTTCCAGGCTCCGTACGTCAACCGCTGGAGCCTCCTTGTGGGGCGATATGTCAAATGCCTGTACGGTCTTATAGCCTGCGCCGTCTGTCTGGCAAAGCCAGATCATTGGTGCAGTATCATCCATCACAATAGCATTGCTGTTTGGCGCCATCTGGAGCGCCTGCGCTCCATTTTGTCCATTGACATGTATTACCTCATATCTTGGCGCCTGCTGCTGGGGTTGCTGATTGTAGTAGTTGCCATAGCCCTGATACGGGGCATTGTAAGCTCCATACCCATATGCCATTTGCCTCACCTCCTGGATTAAGCATACCGCAGCCGGTGATTATTCGCCACGCTGCGAAAGTCTCCCTTTTTTATCAAATTTTTATCAAAAAAGTATCATTTATGGCTTGGCATATACACAGATGAATTCTAAATTTAAGAGCAAGAAAATCCCCCACCGAAAGGTGGGGGATTTTCTCATACCCGATTCATTTTTCTCCGGACTTTGCCAGACAAATGCCGGATTCCACCCGGCGAGTAGTCCATGATCTCCCCGCAGGATTCCAACGTTTCCCCGGCGGCACGCAGGTCAAAAAACCTGCGCTCTGGTCCGGTAAAATTGCAGGTTGCGCGGAAATGCTCCAGCTCCGGAATGGTGTAGTCTCTGATCTGCATCCCCGTCACCTCCAATTACCGATTCGTGATAATCATAACCCTTACGGTGCTCTCCGGCATATCCAGCACCAGCTCTTCCCCTTCTCCGGCTTTGCCCTTGAGCTTGCCAGCTGCCACCAGCTTGTCAACCTCAGTACGGTAATAGTCCGGCAGCTCGGAGATCAGGTGATAATACCGCTCAATCGGCTGGAGCCTGCCATCACTGCCAAGCCCTACAACCATATTGGTCTGCATATCACCGTCCGCACCCAGATAGTAGGTATCGCCGCCTGCTTCAACTTTCCACGCATTTTCCAGCATATAGCCCTCCTTGTCGAAGTAATACCACGTATCCTTGATCTTTGCCCACTGCTCTTTGTAGTAGGTAGTGGTGCTGTTGGCGTACCACCAGCCCTTGCTGTCCTTGTGCCAGCCGATGGTGTACTTACCGGTAGTACCAGCCAACAGACTTGCGTCGCCCAGCACATTGACGTCAAACCGCCCAGAGCATCCGGGGATGGTGTAGGAGCTGCTGTACTGCCAGATTGCCCAGCCAGCCGCAGACGCTGTGCTGGCATACTGCGCATACCACTGGACGTATCCACCCACCCGGTTAATGTCCACATATTTTCGGAGATAGTCCAGGTTGTAGTATGTACCAGCCCGGTACCCAGCCGCCTTGATCGTCTCACAGAATGCCACAGTATGGGCGTTAAATGCCTCTTTGCCCAGAGTGACGCCCTGCTTTTTGGCGTAGGAGACGGTGTCATACTCAAAATCGTAGAACACCGGCAAGGCCAGCTTATCCTTGTACGGTTCCAGCAGCTTGAGCACAAATGCCGCCTCCGCTTTTGCCCCGGCAGCATTGAGGGCATAGCTAAAGTGATACACACCCACAGGGATTCCCTGAGCAATCGCACCCTCAATATTATGGATAAAATAGTTGTCGGTGTGGCTGACGCCGTAGCCGGTGCGGATAATGGCAAACCCAATGCCCGCCGCCTTGATTTTCGCCCAGTCCAGAGCGCCGTTATGCTCCGAAACGTCGATACCGATAATTTTAGCCATTGTCGTTGTCCTCCTCAACGTTGACCTCCGGCAGCCCTGCAATACTGGTCAGCAGGCTCACAACGCCTGCCAGTGCCGCAGTGCCTACCACGGTTACCCAGTCCACTGCGCCGATGGTCACGGCAGCGGGAATCATTGCAACTGCCGTCTGCGCCACCGTTTTCACAGCACGGATACCGGCGGCTTTCCACCACATCTTTGTCTTAATGGGCATGTTTATCATCCTCCAAATCCTTAATCCGATGGTTGATTACCTTGATCTGCTCCTCAACGACGGGCACCCGCCGTGCAAATCCATTGTGTTCTCTGACCTCCCGGGTCAGCTCCTCCAGTTTCGTTTCGGTAACCGCCTGATGTTTCTCCAAATTTGCCTGCATCTTTTTTGCCGTGCTGTGGCTGGTAATAACCACACCTACCAGCGCCAGCACCCCTGTAATGAGTGGCGGCACGATTGCAATCACAAGCTCCAATAATTACACCTCCGCAAAATATGTTTTGTCCTCAAGCCCGGTCGGCACGCCGTCCTCCAGCGCGACATAGAGGTGCGTGCCGTCGGTATAGTGGTACCCTGTCTTGACCTCACGCCCCTCTGTCCAGCGCAGTGGATTCTTCAGAGTGCCCAGCGCGTCAGGGTCTTCCACCAGCTCCCACGTAAATCCGGCGGACGAGGCGTACACCGGTTTCCATTTATACCCTACCTTTGGCTCCATCGTCGGCACCGGCTCCTCTGGGATTGTCCCCAGTATCAATGCGATTTTTTCACTGTCCGTTAACGGCTCCATGCTGCGCTCCGCGTTGAGCTGTGATTCCTGCATTGCCGCAATTTCCTCGGCGGTCATGTCTCGGATGACGCCATTGTCGTTTATCTTCACGCCTTTACCCCCCAAATTGTGATTGTTCCAGCCGCAGTGTTTTCGGTTTCTTCTGCAACGACTGTATTTATGCGGATACCGTTAACATAACCGCCAGAATACCCAGTTGAAGGAGGTTTTCCGGCGCCGACCATTGGTGTCCCTTGCACCAAAGCTACCGTTGGTCCAACCAAGCATGTCATAGCTGGATCACAATCAACAAAAATCAACGTTACCGCACCGTTCGAGTGGTTTACTGTGCCAAATTTATACCCGCTACCAAATGCTTTCCATTTAGTCGTCCCGTCTTGCAACGTACTTAACTCTATTGTCCTGTACACAACATCAGTTTTAGCAGTAAATCTTTCTGTAGCTGCGCTATCTGATGCGACCACAAGAATTCTTATTTTTTTGAGGTAGTCAAAATTCAGCTGGTCAACGACCGCCTCACTAAGCGATATAGTGCCAATTTGTTCCCACGTCTCGCCGCCCCCGCCGCTAGGCATATCCACCGGCCTCCACGCTGTCGGTACCCCGTTATCATCCACCGCAGCAATTTTGACGATCTGTCCCACAGCGGCACCCGTGACATCCAACCCAGTTCCGGCGGGACCCTGTGGACCAACTGGACCCTGAGGTCCCGTCTCGCCCTGAGGTCCCTGTGCACCGGTGTCTCCCTTTGGTCCCCGCGCTCCGTCAAACTCCCCGGATGCTTTTGCCTGTGCCAGCGCCTTGTCGGTAGCACCCTGTAGATCATCCTCCGTCAGCGCACCCAGCCCCTTTGCCGTGATCTCCACAGCGCCGGTCTGACCGTTGACACTGGAGACACCAGCGATTCCGCCACCCTTTTCCAGGGCTTCAATGCGTTCATCCAGCTGCTCCCATGTCCGTATTTCGGTGGGGGTGTACGCATAGTCACTGGGCTTCGGGCGCGTCTCCAGCTGAATCCGTGCCATGTCCATCGTATGCTCCGGCGTATACGCCCAAAACACGATGGCATGTGGCAGCTGCATCAGCTCCGGCGGGATTGCCACCTGCTGATTCTCAACCTTAAATGGCACCGCCTTGCCGCCCCACTTAAAATGCACCTCTGGCACATTCTCCGGCTCCGTGATGGTGATGGTGATGTCACGATCCCACTGATAAACGTGGGATTCGCCGTTTGAAAGACTATACTGCATCGTCAGCCTCCCACTTCACCCACGCCTCCATCCAGACGTACAGTGCGCCATCCTTGAGGTAATAGGCATTGTCGATGAGCGGCACACCCTCTGCGTACACAATCGGGTTGTCCACGGTACCCGTTGGGTGTTCCTGCTCCACGTATTCCTGCCGTACCAGCACGTCACCAACATAGATGTTGTGCCAGTCAAAGCCAATCTTGTCGGACTGGACCGTTTCGGACTTCAAGCCACCCAGTGTCTGGATTGTACTGAGCGTCTTCTGTGCCTTTCGTGCCGTGGACTCCCTGACCTCACCCGTGCTGCCGAAGATTGTCCGCATCACCTCATCTGATGTCAGCGCCTTATCCTCCACCACTCTGTCTACCTCAGTCCATGCAGCTGCATCCGTCTCTGCCGGAAGATAAAGTGTGCCGCTGATGTAGATAGATCCATTGGTTAAAAATTTCCCGTTAGCTGCTGTAATGCTGAACATATCAATTCCCCCTTAACTATTCGTTTTAAACATGATGGTTCCGCCGCCGCCGCACTCGCCCTCTGTCTTCTGGAAGATGTCACTGGACTGCCACTTGTTGCCGCTCCCGGGTATTTGACCGTGTGCATAAAAGCTGCCATCCGTGTAAGCCGCCCAATCCGTAAAGATTGTGTCGTTCGCCGTGTAATAGCCGGATAGAGAGCCGCCGCCGGAATACCCGCCATCTGCGGGGATCAGCGGGCAGCCGGAAATTTTAATTTGCTCCGTGTTGCTGCCTGCCATAATGCCCCAGACGCTGAAAGAGACAATCGCAACGTCTCCAATTTTGACATACCGTCCTCTTTGGTAGCTATACGAGGACATTCCGGACAGCGTTGGGGTCCAGGAACCGGAGGAAATGCCCAGAATTGCGCCGATGGAAGCAGAGGTCAGCTGCTTGCCCGAGTCCATGAGATTGCCCACGGCATCCAGAAGCGCCACGTTTTGGGCGGCAGTTGGCGTCGTTTTATCCGCCTTTCCGCTGGTTGCCGCCTCCGCTGCCGTTTTTGCCGTTTCCGCAGCCGCCTGTGCCGCTTGAGCTTTCTGCATGGCATCAATCGCCTGTGTTTTTGCTGTCTCGACGCTGGAAATATCTGTTGCCGACATGTCCGCGTTTTCTGCCACAGCCGCCCGTTCCACGTCCAGGATGAAATTTGCACTGCCGAGCACGTTTTCCCCACTGGTCACCGTCAACTGGCACTCCGTCTTGCCTGCCACAGCCGCCATCTGCTGTGTCAGCGTTACCGTTACCGTAGACCATGAGACGGTGGCTACAACGCTGAACGCCTTTTTATCCGGCTTGGTCCCATCAATGGTTACCGTAGCACCGGATGGTATCTTCCACGGGATCGACCCGTTGTACAATTCAAAAGTTAGGTCTCGTGATCCAACGTCATACTGGCTCGCATGGATAATCGGCGGCATGCCGCCAGGGACCATGTTTATTTTACACACCTGCGTAATCATCGTTCCCCTCCTTTACCATGTCGCGTGTTCCGTGATGCTTCCGGAAACCGCAAGGTTTCCGTCTATATACGCATATCCATTATTCAACAGAAAAATTCTGGTGGTACCTGTTTGTATTCTTACGCCTGCGTTGGTGGCTACAACGTAGTTCTCTCCTGTGGCATCCGCCACGCCGATCCCGTCTGTCGTATCCTTTCCTGTGCTTCCCTGCATATAGCCGATGCTTCCGCCTTTCGTCCCACCGGATGTCTGATACACGGAAAACTCTCCGGACAGTGATACGTTGGCCGCGTCAATACATCCGGTCTTTATCAGGTTTGCATTCAGCGTTCCGGTTGTGATAAAATCTGCAACAATCCCGGATTCCAACGATGCGCCCATGGTGAACGGGCCGTTGTAGCCGTTGGCACTAGCTCCCCAGCCCTGGTAATTAAAACGCCAGACTTTTACAGCTTTTGTGGGGTCGGGATCGTCGGCGATGTATAACGTGTCTGGCTCTCCGTCTCCGTTGGTGTCCAGTAGCCGGACGCTGCCGCCCTGCGCGCCGAGGATATTGGCGGTCAGTTGCTCAATAGCGGTCCTCATAAATGAGTCAGTGGGCCGCTTTTTAATCTCTTCACCCTGGTTAATGATTGTGTCTGTAAAATTGGATCTAGCGTCTCCTAATGTTACGCTGTCATACCTGCCCAGCAGGACATTGTAGGCCGTTTCAACGACCTCTGCCGTCGTGGCGACTCCCATGGCTGGAAACTCGACTGTTACAGTGTCGCACGGCTCCACTCGCTCCATAAGCGCCAGCTCCGCATACTCTTTAGTCTGTTCGAGTTGCACAAACGAAACCTCTATGCTGACCCTCGGCACCCCGATGTTGTTATCATCAACGTATTTCTGAGCTCTTGCCAATAGATCCGCCTGAGATGGTGCCTCCTCCCATTCACCGGAAAAATCCACCGGGAGAATTTTAATATAACCGTATGTGCCGGGAGCATTGACCAGTTTGCTGTCCAACTGCACTAAGTCCCCATCCGGCCCGTACCAGTATGGGTAGATTCCAGTATATACGCTCTCGCAGTTCTCCTCCTGCCGGAGGTCTGTTAGGTTTTTGCCATACCGGATTCTTACGCCACGATCAAAGCCCCAGCTGGTGTGCAGCTTTACCGTCCACCTGTCAAACTCATACTCGCCTGTGCCGTAGGCGTCCAGTATGCTGCCCTCTGCGCCGCCCAGCAATGTCCATATGGCGGTAGGCACATCAACGGAGAATTTTGCAGATACAGTCTTGTCTGTCCAAAACTCAAATGGGCAGTCAGTCGCCGCATGATTTTTTAGCCCCAGCAACGCCTCTGCTGTGCTGGTCGCGCTGAACGGCTCAACAACAACCCCGGCCAGGTCATAGCTGATGTGCCGTGCATATACGGTTACCATGCCGCCGATCGGGCGGGTGATCTCGTATATCCGGTATGGCTGAGGATTGCCGGTGATCGTGTATGGGGCCAGGATGAGGTTGCGGAGCCGCAAATCATCGTAGTGGTTGCCTGTGATTGGGTACTCCATCTCCAGCTCCATGATCCCGTTCCGCGTCCACCTGGTCACTGCACTGGCGCAGTCTCCCAGCACTCCAATACCGTTTGTTTCAAATTTTGCCTCGCTGGCATCGTACAAAATGGGTTTCACAGTGTCCACCACCTCGGTATGATCTCGATCTTGGTCACTCCGCCCGTCCACGATACCGGATTCTCACCCGGCTCCAACTCCGGAAACTCAGCGGCCTTAATCGTGCTGTTTTTGTTGCTCAGGCCCTTATAGGCGTCCTGAGTGGAGCAGTCAATCGTCACATAGCCGTCTATTGCCGTGATCTGCGCCGTTTTGCCCCCCACCGTCACGGTTCCCTCCCCGCTTCCGTATACGGTCAGTAAGGGGAGCGCAGTCTCCCCGGCGTTATAGAGCGTGCCCGGGGAGGTGAACGTCACCGGCGTTTCCCCATCTTTGCGGAAAAGCTGGGGTTTGCAGTCGAATGTAATGTCAAACTGTCCAGACTCCCAATACGCCCCAATCAGCTGCGGTTCGATTCCGCCGGACAGCATCCCCAAGCGGAAATGATCCGGGAAATAGGTGTCCTCCAGCCTGCAATACTGCCCCTTTGGCAATGCCGCGCGAAACGCCGCAAACTTAGCCTTAAAATCGGATTGGATACCGCATACATACCGGATTTGCACATTGTTATATCTGCCGTTGTCATAGGTCAGTGTTCCATTACGTCCGGGCACCGATACCGTGGTTACGTCTCGCTCTGCGGTGGAGAAAACCCCATCCCCAGAAATGGCGATGCCGTAATCAGCGGTGTCAACTCCGCCAAAAATAAATTTATTTCTCAGTTCAATCCACCTGCCCTCTGTGTAAACATATGATTGATCCTAGATACCACCACATCCGCCAGCTCGTTGACGTTTTGCCCGGAGGTGCCGTAGACATTGACCACCGGGGAGAAATTAGTTGTTCTGCTTCCCCCGCTGACCGGCACGCCGAGGCTGCCGGAGAGGTTGCCCCCCAGAGTGCCGACGGCCTTAGAAACGTCTTTGGCCTTGGCCTTGATGCCCTCCACCATGCCAGCCGGGATCATCGCGCCGACCTGGTCACGGAAGACCTTGGACGGCGAGTGGATCCCAAGAGAGGACTTGGCAGAATTTAGCGCTTTCTGTGCCGCATTTCTGGCTGCTCTGGATATCAGTCCGCTACCGGAGTTAATGCCATAGGCCACACCAGCAGAGATGTTGTAGCCAAGCGTGTTCCATCCGCCGATCTGCATGGCGTTTTTTGCGGCGTATGCTGCCGCCGCCGCCGCTCCGGCCACGGTAGCGGTCCCGGCGGTAATTCCTCCAGACACAGCCCCGGCGGCAGAAACGCCAGACTGGCGGAATGTCCCGGACATACTCCCCCATACAGTATTGATAGAGGTCGCTTGCTGCTTGGCGGTGGATCGGATGTTATTAGACTGCCCCGCAAGCCCGGTCTTGATTTGGTTCCCGGCGCTCTGGCCGGACTGCCGGAAGCGTCCTGCGGTTGTAGTCCATACGTTTGTTACATCCGTAGCCAACTTACGCCCTGCGGTCTGCACGCTGTTGGATTGCAGCAGCAGACCAACCTTAATTTTAGTCCCGGCTTCCGTGCCCGCCGCCTGGAACTCTCCGCCGCTGGACGACCAGGACGTTTTGAGCGCATCCGCAAGCTCTGCCCCGGCCTTCTGTACATCCCCGGCCCCGCTTTTGAGCCCATTAGAGATTCCCTGGGCCACAGCGTCTCCAAGGTCAGTCCATTTAATTTGTGCAATGGCGCTATGCGCAGCCATGCCTAGTTCCTGGGCGGCATCCTCGACAGCTGGTGCCTGTGCCGCAATTCCCGCCGCCAGCTCACTGCCGCTTTCCGCGCCTTTGCTGGTCATGTCGGTACTGCTGTAGCCGTCCACGGCACTTTGACCCATTGCAGCACCGGAATCATAGAGCGTTCCGGCGCTCATTGCCGCGCCAAGCACCGCCTTTTCTGTGGCGTTTTGACCTGCCGCCTGGAATTTGCTGCCCCACTCTGCAAGCTCCGCATCCGTCAAATCGACAAACTGCGCCACCTGCGCCGCGCCTTTTAGACCCATGTCATAGAGCTGTTGCACCAGGGCCATTGTGCCAGAATCTCCAGACGCAACTGCCCGATTCCACAGGGTCTCCATGTTGGCATTCCAGTTTTCCTGCGCCTCAATGTTGGCCTGGAGGTTTGAGGCCATATCGCTGAGGCTCATGTCCAGGCTAGTCTCGGCTTTTTCAAAATCGTTAACCACAGAATCCGTTGCATCGGTTACCTTGCTATTAAAATCGTCTACGGACATGCCCGCATCGATCAGATAACCAGCCACGGCAGAGGTAGACACGCCGATGCTGTCGGCCATGTTGCCGTACTCCTTGCCCAGCTCCTGGGTGGTCGCGGCCAGCTCCAGCATTTTTAATGCCCGTTCTGTATCTGCGGTCACTTGCGCGTCTGCATCCTCGGTATACTGCTCTGCCTGTTTTGAGAGCTCCTCGTATGCTGCGCTAAGGTCACCGCCAGCGTTTAGCGCATCATAAGCAGCAACGCCAACTTTTGCAAGACTCGTCGTGGCAGTCTCTTCGGCGGTGGCCTGTTCTTGGGCAGCTTCCGCCGCCTCCAGGTGCTCCTCTGCAAGGCTATTGTTGGCAAGTTCCGCCTTGTGCGCTTCGTTCCACTGGGCCGTCATTTTCCGTCCCAGTGTGTCCTCAGACACGCCCAGCAGTGCAGCCGCATCCTCGGCGGGTAGATACCCGTCATTGACCAGGCCAATCAGGGACTGCTCATATTGGTCGGTTACGGCCCTTGCCTCGTCGAGGGAGCCTTGCAAATCGTCGTAAGAGTCTCGCGCCCCCTCCAGGCATACCGCCGCATCCTGCAATTCAATGTTGGTGCTGGTCGTGGCTTTACCATTCTTTTTGATCTCTGCGGTTGACTGCCTCGTAGCATCTTGCAGGCGGTTTTCCGCGTCCGTCACCCGGTCTTTGGCCTTGGTGATTTTGTCCTGGATCTCCCGCTGCTCTTTTAGTGATTTTTGGTAGTCCTTTGCGCCTTTTACAAGCTCGGCGTAGATATCAGAGTCGGCGCGGTCTGCCTCGGCCTGTGCAAGCTCCTTTTGAGTTTTAACCGTCTCGTCCAGGCTGTCGTTGTACTCGCCCTCTGCGGCGATGGCCCCATTGGTAGCCTCTGCCAGAGCGGCCCGCACCTCTGCAAGCTCGTCCTGTACTGCGGCATACTCCTCCGCCGTCAGGGTGGAGTCCTGTGTTTTCTTTTGCAGTTCCTCATAGCGGTTTGCAAGGTCAACGACATTCTGGTTTTCGCTGAGACGCTCCTGGGCCTTGCTCATATCCTCCAGGTGCTTTTTTATCTGGATCGTCGGATCAGTCGCGTTGTGGATTGCGTTTCCAAGTGCGATTGCTCCGGCAGTCGCCGCCGCAGCTCCCGCTACTGCAAGCCCAGCAGCTCCGGCAGAGCCAAGGGTTGCAGTTAGGGCAGTGGCCAGACCGCCGCCGCCCTCCAATGCCGCTACAAATTTACCGGCACCGATAACGGCGGATCCGGTTCCCTGTACCAGTTTCCCGATCCCGCTTGTGGCCGTGCCCACGGCGGTGGTCACCGGTCCAATCGCCGCAGCTACCGCCGCCGCCTGGATGATACTTTTTTTCTCGCTGTCGTCCAGCTCGCCAAAGCCCTTTACAAGCTCCGTGGTTTTCTGGATCAGCGGGGTGATGGTCGGTAGGATCTCCTCACCAAACGCCGCCGACAGGTTCTTGGCCTCGGATTGCAGCGTACGCAGGGAGTTAGCTGTACCGTCAGAGGTAGCCTTATAGTCCCCCTGCGCGTTTTTGGTCTGAGACAGGACGTATTTATATCGCAGCGTGACCTTCTCGGCCTGGCTCATGCCGTCATAGACCAGGCCGCAGTCGGATGCAAACTGCTTTAGGTTTGTCTCCGTCATGACGATACCCAGCGTTTTAAGGCTCTCGGTCTCGCCGGTAAACACACCCTTTAGCGCAGTCATAGCCTCGTCAATGCCGATATTTTTAAAACTGGACAAGTCCCCAGCAAGGCCAGCGAGGCTCGTGGACATGTCCGCCGCCTCTTTGGTGGTAAGACCCATGGAGGTACCCATGTCTCCAAAAAGGCTTGTAGCCTCAAGGGCCGCGCTCTCGGACATGCCGAAATTCTCTGTTGCGGTCTTCGCCCAGTCCTTGACCTCCTGGGCGTTTTTCTTAAAACTCGCATCAACCTTGTTGAGGTTTTCTTCGTAATCTGATGCAAATTTAACCGCAGCCACGCCAGCTGCGGCGATTGGGGCAGTAATGCTGGTGGTCAGAGTTTTACCCACGCCGGTGATTTTATCGCCGGTCTCAGAAATGCTCTTACCGGTCTTTTTGATCTTCTCACCGGCATCCTGCATACTATTACCAAGTGTTGCCCCGGCCTGTTTTGCTTGCTCCTCTAGCTCTTTTAGCTTCCGCTCGGTGTCGGCAATTTCTCGCTGGATTGCCTGATATTGGGCCTCACCCAAGTCCCCGCTTTCCATCTGTTCGCGGGCTTTTTGGCTTGCCCCTCGTAGCTCTGCTAGCTTGTCCTTGGTGGCCGTGACAGCCTCACCTAAAAGCTGCTGTTTCTGACGCAGCAGCTCGGTGTTGGTGGGATCCAGTTTGAGCAGCTTATTGACGTCTTTCAGGGCGCTTTCCGTCCGGCTCACCTGGCTATTTACTTTTTTGAGAGCATCTGTCAGCTTTGTGGTATTGCCGTCGATTTCTACGGTGATACCCTTAATTCTGCCGTTTGCCATGTGATTGCCCCCTTAAAATCTATCAAAATCCGCCTGATTTGCCATCGGCGTATAGTTCTCGTTGTCGTTCGCTGCCTCAGTGGTGATATCAAGCACCATACCCACATCCAGGCACTCCAGGTCTTGGAGCGTTAGGCCCACCTGGAGCGCCCGGAGCAGATAGACGGCAGTGTTTATCTCTCGGTCTGTTCCACGTCGTTTTTTTTTGCCGCAGACATCGTGGTGGTCTGCTGGTTGTAGAGATCCATGATCCCCTGGAAAGCTCCAGAGATATCCGCCGGGTTAAACTCTGCCAGCCAGTCAAGCATATTCTCCTCGCTGGCCTCTTTGACCTTCCCTGCAGCCTGCATGGCCATCACATAGCCCAGCCGGGTCAGCATCTCAGTGGTAGCAGCGTCTCCAGCGCCGCCATCGTTGCATTTTGCGAAAAACACAAACAGATCCAGGCGCATCACCCGGCGGAAGTGGAAGGGTGTAGCCCCATCTGCAAGCAGCTCCACCGGCTTGTCGCCAAACATTACCGTCCCTCTCATGGTGTCACTCCTCCATTACGCCGCCACCGCAGTGGGCATATAGACAGCAGCATACCAGCTGTCATATACGGTGGTGTCGGTTCCCTTGGTCTTGTCATCAGACGTGCGAGCTTTGACGATGTTCTTTTTCAGTGTGTCGTCATAGATGCTGGTTGCCGTGATCGTCATGGTCTCGGTTTGGGGCTCTACGGTGTCCTCGTTGGTCTGACCGGACACAGAGGGGCGAGCAGCAGTGCAGTGATACAGGACATGGCGGATTGCCTTTGCGTCTCCCTCAAACTCAAAGAGCAGGGCAAAAAAGTTGGTCTTGACCTCGGTATCCTCAATCATGACGTTCTTCCCGTCCTTCGCTTCGCCGAGGATATCGGTGCGGAAATCCTCTGGGATCAGGGCGCTCTCGTAATCGCCCTCGTAGCCGTTGTTGGCGGCAGAGGAAAAATAAACCACGCCGTCAGCATAAAAGGGGGTGCTGTCGCCCTGGGCATCCAGGGACAGAGACACGGCACCGGGCCAGGGCTTCACATCGCCGTAGGTGGCGGTGCCGGTGTCGCTCAGGGTGCCTTTTGCATAGTGCACATTTCTCAGGTTGTATTTTACTTTGTTAGCCATCTAGCATAACCTCCATCTCATATCTCTCCTGGTACATCCGCTCAGAGTCAATATAACTCTCATACCTCGTCCAGCTCATTCCGTGCGCAGCCATAACGGCCTCCGCCACCTGTTCCGCCCGGAAATCCTTGTGATCAAAATAGAGCTCGATATACAGGATTTCAATTTTTTTGTAATTGCCCCCATCCGCGTACATGGGGTCATCACCGGGAAAATAAAAAATAGCATAGGGAGGCGCTGGTGCCTGACCGTCCGGGAACTGATAATAGGTGTGTTTACCACCGATTGCGGCAGCAACCTCTCCAACCATTTTGTTTATCTCCTGATAGGTCATTCTTTCAGCGCCTCCTCTACCAGCTCTAAAAACTGTTTCTGAGTCTCCTCATTGACCGGCGCAATGTGGACGTGCGCCGGGGTGCGGCCTCCAGTTCGGTTGGCGTGTCCATGCTCCAGCAAATGGGTCAGGCCGGGCTTGATACGGTTAAAGACCACGGTGCTGGTGTGCGTCCGCTCTGTCTGGGTCTTTGTAGCCCATCCCCTTGCGTAATCTCCGGTGTCTTTGGGAGACGTGCTCTTTAGCGTCTTAGCCGCTTTCTGACCGGCCTTTTTTGCTGCCATTTCGATGGCCGTTATGGCATCGTCTCCGTACTCATCCAGGATAGAGTTTAGGGCATCACTCAGTCCACCGATCTTAACCTCAATCGTGCGTGCCAATCTTTACCTCCGCATATAGCTCCACCGTCTCTCCGGTCTGGTACGTCCGGTATATGGCATACCGTCTGCCGTCATATTCGGCAATCTGCTGGCCGTCGTATTCGTCTGAGCAGACGATAAACTTTAGCGCGGGTTTCGTCCCGCCCTGTCCGGCCTCATAGTACTCTTGCCGCTCCACAGATTTGACCCGGCAAAAAACCGTAGTCCTTTCTGCGTCGCTCTGGATCGGTACGCCGTACTCGTTATTCGCGCTCGTCTCCCGGATCAGCGTTAACAGATCATTCCGCATCGTTTGTGCCCTCATGGTGCCGCCGGATGCAGTCCGTCTGATACTGCCACGACTCAAAATAGCCGTCATTGCCGCCGTCGGCGTGGCGGTACATCACATATGTGATGATAGCCTCCTGCGTCACTGGGTCAGGCGCATTGATGTAGGTATCAGACACACCCGCTCGCTGCATGGCTTGACAGGCAGCCTGAATCGCCATCTGTATCTCGCTGTCCAGGAGCTCGTGCGATATGCGGAGATTTTTTTTACACCGGGCCACCATCTCGGCCATCATCCCCGCACTCATAATTAGCCGCCGGTCTTGGGCAGATTGACCACGGTAAAGCCGTGCCAGGTGGTCACGTCAATGTCCGCGCTGGTCTCGCCCCGGATGGTAATGAGGCCCTCGGCAAACTTGTAGCCGTCGCTGTCCTCCACGGTCGTATCGCCAAACAGTGCCATTTCGGCGGTCTGGGGGTTGCCATAAAACATCGTTTTAGTAGCTGCCGAGGCGCTGGCGGCGGTGCCAGTCAGAGCCTTGATATTTTTGTTGAGACAATAGCGGCAGCTCAGGCCGTTGTTGACCTTGATAGTGCCAGTGTTGGGGTTGAGGGTGTCGGGTACGATGGTATACACCGGCAGATACTCGTTATTGCCCTTGATCGCGCCGAAGGCAAGCAGATCCTTCTTATTGAGGAAAAGATAGGCAGCGCCTTCGATTCCCTCGTCACCGCCATAGCCCAGGACAACATTCTCCAGGGTGTCCTTGTCGATGGCGGTTACATCCAGAGACTGGTTCAGGGCGGAGGCCAGGATATTGGTTACGGCAATCTCACTGGCCTTTTTGCGCAGCGCATCCCGGACAGCCGCCACAACCTTGCTCTCATAGTCAAGAGGGGACTGTCTGCGGATATCCTTAGACACATAGGCTAGGGTGGCGTACATGGTGGGGGTCAGATCCACATAGGCAAACATATCGGTTACGTCCGCCTCGGTGGGTGCGGTGCCCTCAGTCTTAGCGCCAGCGGCGGCAATGCCGTCCTTCTGGTAAGCCACCCGGTAGGTTCCCATCCCGGTGCAGTCGGTGACCTTGATAAGGTCGATCAGGCTGGAGACCTGGGTCTCATACAGGCCGTTAATGCCGCTCACCTCGGTGGGCTGTGCGATTTTCCCGCCGGACAGCAGGAGAGAGCGGGTCTGGAACTGCGCACGGCGGCACTCCATAAACCGCTTCGCCCGCTCCTCGTTAGCGTTGGTCGTGGTCGGCACCACCTGGCCCAGCTTGTCTGCGAGGTTGGTCTTCGCCCGGAGGGCGGTCTCCTCCTTGATGAGCTCGTCCGCCTCTGCATTCAGCTCGGCACAGCGCTCAGTGGTGGCGTCGGGCAACTCGGAAAGGATCTCGGCCTTTCTGGCCTGGATTTCAAGCAATCTCTTTTCGTTCATGTTTTTCTCCTTTAGCTTAGTTTCAGTTTGATTTCCACCCGCGCTCTGGCAAGGGCAGCTTCCGCCACCTCCACGCGCCGCGCCTGAGCGTCCGCCTCCAGGGCCGCGTCTCGTCTTGCGCTGATGGATGTATCGTCATAGGCCGGGATGCTCACAGCAGAGACATCATAAAGCCTTTTGACTCGTCTGATAGTCCATTTTCGGGCCTCGCGGTCATAGGATTCTTCCGCGACCGTAAATTGGAAACTCATGCGGTCTACATACCCGCCCTGAATTTCCTCATACAGTTCCCGGCCCTCCTGAGTGCCGTCCAGTCTGGCCCGGATAAACAGGCCCTTATCGTCCACGCTGAGGGTCAGCGTATGATTGCGCGTCCGCGCCATGACCTTGCCCTGATGGTTGTAATTAAAAATCACATCGTCCATGCGAGTGTCGGCAAAAGCATCCGGGGAAATTTCCTCCTTGTACTCGTTGCCGTCCATCTCAAAAAGGACGGTCTCGCGGTTAAACACTACCGCATAGCCCTCGACCCACAGCTCCTGGCCCTCCTCGGCGCTCCGGGTCTGGAAGTCAAACTGTCTCGTCTGGCTCTCCGGTCTCACCATTGTCTTTTACCTCCTTGTCGTCCTCGCCTACCTGGTACTGGTTTTGATTGAGGGCGTTGACATAGTTCAAACTCACCTGCCGCACGTCTCCGCCCTCGATCGGTGCCATACCAAACATTTCTCGGATCTCGTTGGCGCTCAGTAGCCCAATCTCTTTTACCGCCTGGATCAGCTGGATTTTAGTGCTATCCGATGATGTGGACAGCAGATCCCCAGAAAATACGATCCGGTTGCCCATGTCCCGCTCCCGCTGGGTGAAACAAGCATTCGTAAATGCCTGTCCCATCATCTCCCATATGGGGTTGATAACGGAATCCATCCACGCCTTGCGGCTCTCTGGGCTGGCGGCATTTTTCACAATGTCCTCGCCGGTGCGGAAATAAATAAACAGGTTTTCCCGCACCAGCCGCATCTGCGCGGCGTTAGCACTGTACGCCGTGACACTGAGCGGCGTGTAGCTCTCCGTCGGGTCGGTGGCGATAATGCCGCCGCTCCGGGCCGCAGCTTCAAATCGTCTTGCAAAATCCTCCTGGTTTGCCTTAACGTCCTTAGGATCCAGCATGGCCCGCTTGATGGACAGCAGCCCACGCACCTTATTGCTGACGGACAGGGCCTCCATATAGCCCTCGTCGCTGCTCTTAATCATGGAGAGCGTGTTGTTGATTGGCGCGTTGCTGTCTCCGGCAACATCCAGGCCGTTGTAAAACTTCCTTAGGATCACCGTGTCCTCAACGTTGACATACCGGTGGTTGCCCTCCCAGTCGTCAAACTCGATCGCGTAGCCACCGCCCTGGATCTCGCGCACCTGGAATTTGCTATAGACGATCGGGATAAATGCCTTTGGCACCACCCTCCGCCCGTCAATCGCCCAGTCCACATAGCACAGGGCCGTGGATTTGGTCTCAAGCTGCGTAATCAACTTGTATTTGAGGTCATAGCCAGACATGAGCCAGTTTGGCTGCTGATTCAGCATTTTTGCGTATACGCTGTTATGCTTCACATCCTTTACCCGCCCTTCGGAATCCAAAATCACATGGCGGGCTTTCCCCATTGCGGCAGCTGTAGCAATCGCGTCAACGATCGCCCGGACTGTCTCCTGGTCGTATGCCTCCTTATTCCACATAGGGGAGGCGGCTTGGCTGGTCACGGCACTATTTGCCCACAGCCTCGCCCGGATTTTATTAAAAAAATCTGTAAACAGTCCCATCGCTACCTCACATACGTTAAAAATTCTTCCTCGTGATTTGTGTAACAGGTGTAGGCATTCAGCAAGCTAACCATGCCGTCAATCCGCTTGACGCTGCTGCTCTTGACCGGCTGGATACTCTCAATGCCGTCCCTGTTTAGGCTCTTGACCCCGGTGTTGAGTAGGCACCATCTAAGCATCGGGTTCCGCTGGTATATCACCCGGTGATCCTTAAACAGCCCATGGAGCTGCTTCATGGGGTATGTCCATGTGTAGGGGCCCTGACGGATCTTCTCCATCTCAAACCCGCAGCTGTCCATTTCCTCACGCCAGTACCCGGACAGCGCCGCATCATAGCCAATCCACAGTGGGCGGATGTTGTAGGTTTTCACCATGCCCAAAAACCACCCGGTCACGGCATGATAGTCCACAGTGGCACCGCCGGACAGATCGAGCCAACCTTTCTCAGCCCATAGCCTATATGGGGCCTCGCCCTTCCTTTTCTGCTCCACATCCCCAGCCCGACTTTGCGGGAGGAAATATTTCTGGAGCACATAAAATTTCGGGTCGTTCGGCTTGCGGATCAGCAGGGTGGCGCAGGTCAGGTCTGTGGTAGCGCTTAGGTCACATCCGCCTATTGCGTAGCTGTCCCGCAGCTCCTCCATGTCCTTAACCTCGTCGTTTACGGCCTCCTCATAGGTTAACCATGCCTCCGAGGTGTTCTCCGGGATGTTAAAATCCTTAGTCAGTACCGTGGGCAAAAACGTGGGGTCGCGCTTGGCCTTTTCCACATTCTCCGCCAGGGTCTTAATAGATTTGATCTTTCCCAGCCCGGGGTTTGCCTTCGCCCAACATTTCGGGTCTGTCCACTCCTCGCGGCTGTCCAACTCATAGATCAGCGGCAGAAGCCGGTAGTCCTCGAATCCCTCTACCCATAGGGCCACGTTTGAGGCGTAATTGTATTTGTTGTCAAAAAACGCCTCGCGCACAAATCCGTTGGTAGAGATCAGCCATGCTAGGGGCTGCTCTCGTGCCGCCTGGGACTGCACCATAACGTCATAGATTTTCGAGTTTCGGGCCTCGTGGAATTCATCCTGGCTAAAAAAGTGAGCGTTTAGACCGTCCATCGTGGACGTGTCAGAGGCCAGGGCTTTAATAAAACTAAACGTAGCCGGGATATAAATATCTGACTGCCGTTTTTTGCTGATCGCAGACAGGGCCGGGGACTGGCTCCGCATATTTGCCACCTCGTCAAAAATCAGCTTCGCTTGATCTTTTTTGTTGGCGGTGCAATATATCTCAGCACCAGATTCCCCGTCATCCACGGCGATATCCCATTCCACTGCCGCCGTCTCCGTGGACTTTCCACATTTTCGGCCTCGAATGTCGATCACCTCGCGGAATCTCCTGAGCCCGGTGTCTTTCTCTTTCCACCCGTGCACCAACTGTAGCTTGGCCTTTTGAAACAGCTCTAGCTTGATAGGCTGTCTTGCAGTCTTTCCTTTTGACGTCCGGCAGAAACGCTCGATAAACTGGATGTGCCGCTCACCGGCACGCTCGTCAAAATAAAATGTGAAGCCATCCGGCGGGCTGTCCATCCATCCGCACTCTCGCTCATACACTGCCCGGACTTTCTCCGAGACCACCTCCGACCCGCTATGGATCGCGCTTAGGTATTCTTTCGGGTAATTCATCCAGACGCCACAAACCGCAAGATTTCTTCCGCCGGGTCAACAGCGGCCCCCTCCGGCAACATATCGCACAGCTGCTTAATCACCTTGCTGTAGGTGTTGAGGCTCTTGTCGTAGATATCCACGGCAGAGGACTTTTTCAGTCCAAACTGGGACGCGCCGTTTTGGTATGCCTCAATCATGCCGTCCCGGCTGATGATCTCCCGCGCCTCGTCCAGCAGCACGGCGGAAAAAGCCGCGTTATTCAGCAGTTTGTCGCACAGCCGCATTTTTTCTCCAGGCAGATCCTTAAAGATCTTTTTCAATCTGGAGTACTCTGCCTTTGTCTTTTTATGTCTCTCGTTCTCCGAGTAGATATGCTCAAACCTTCCGTATTCGTCCACGACCTACACCCCCTTGTAAATGGTCAGTCAGTTTGAAAGAGGGCCCCCCACCGGTCCCCAAATCTTTAGCGAACTAAAGTGCCCCCTGGGGGGGATTGAACCGGCACCGGCTGGCCGTCCTCGTCGAACTGATAGTCACTCGCTATGCCCATGCGCTCTGCATAGTGCTCTGCCTTGTGGCAAGCATCACACAGGCTCTCCAGATTACCGGGATTTAGCGTTATGTTTGGGTCATTGATATTGTCCGGAGCTAGGCGGATAATGTGGTGTACGTCCGTTGCCGGTGCTCCGCATCTCCGACATAGGTACTTATCGCGCATAAGCGCATATGCCCTTGCGTCTCTCCATAGGGCAGAGTGGTAAAATGCTTTGGCAAATGGTTTCATTTCCCAAGCCCTTTCACAATTTCCAGCTCTCTATCACTCAACCTCCAGACACGAGCGGCTGCACGTTCTGCGGCTGCACGTTCTGCGGCTGCACGTTCTGCGGCTGCACGTTCTGCGGCTGCACGTTCTGCGGCTGCACGTTCTGCGGCTTTTGCGTCTGATAACAGTAGGCCGGAGCCGAATATGGCTTTCCCGTGCTCAGCCTGTGCATCCAACTTTGACACTCTGGTGCAATCCTTACGTCTGACCTCAAAATCAATCCCATACTTGCTATACTTCTGGAGCATAGCCGCCGTTAGGATATGACCCGGGTATTGGTATTTCGGAAGCTCTCGACGCGTCTCTTGCCGGATTTTGACCATAGCTGCCTCGATCATGCTGAGTAAATCCGGCGCTGTCCTGGCTACCACATCGCCGCCCAGGTTGGTAACAAACGCCGTACGTACAACCGCACCATTTGCATATGTAATATCAGCACCACAGACGATGTGTGTCATCTCCATGCAAGTATCTTTGCCGCCAAAGGCGGTAAGAGACGGGGCGAATAGGAAGAATCTAATGCCGCGCTCAAGATAAAATCTGCATATCCGGGTCAGAATGCTAAATGGTGGATTATCCAGAACAGTACATCCGTCTGGGTAGTCGTAGTGTTCGTAGTCTCCACCGGGGTAAAACGGCCTCGCGATATTATCAGGATCAATGTCATACTGTTTACAGGCCCAGGCTTTGACCGCCTCATAGATCAGTGGTGGAGTATAACAGTCGTCCGTGGTCTTTTTTGGTTTGAATTTGTCCACAAATGCCTCGTATTCCGGGTTGTCGTTAAACAAGCTCGTCTGATCCATGCTCTCACCACCTTTTGCGCTCCCTATTTGTACCCCGCCGGGAGCTGGCGGCGCCCTGATGCGTCACAGGCTTACGCTTTGCGCAGCGACCAAGCTGCGCCATTTCCCCCCACGTTGGTTTTACCTACCCGGCGTGGGTTCCGGGCTGCTCTAATTTCTCTACCAACCGAGCACATTCAAGCCCACAATTTATTTGCCGCCGTGGGCAAGCGGCAGGCGTTGCAAGGGGCTGGAATTGAACCAGCCTGACGGATTATGCAGCTACCGTCCCGCACCTGCCCTTGCATATGTCGCGGCCTGTTGCACATCGTTGAGAGGTGTGCCGCGCTCTATCTGGCGCAGGTGGGTGGATTTGAACCGCCCTGGCACATAGGTCAGAAAGGAGATCGTCCAAGGGCAATTTTAGGAGGAATTGCACGAAAAAGTAGCCAGCTACCGGAGCACCTGCGTATTTTGACGGGGCAGGTGATGGCAAACACAGGAGGAATCATCTGATGGGACCCGCACCGTCAATATTATTATACCAGCAAAAATCATGCACGTCATGCGCACATTTACAGTGCGCCGTACTCTCTCAACCGATCCCGAAATGAAGCAAGCACAGCACGGCACCGCCCGTGAAAATCAGTCCTACAAACTGGGATATAGCGGATTTTTTGTATTTCCTCGTAGCTAACCCCACCGACGATAGAATACACAATATCGTCCGCAAGGGAAGGTTCTACCGAGTATGCTGCATCGTATAGCAGTAGTCGCCGTTCATAGTCTGGCTGCCTTGCCAAAAACCTTATGTACTTTTCTTCGTTTTGCTGGAATCCATAATCCGCATAAGTTTTGTTCCTAGTTTTCACAGCCCACCTCCGTAATCTCCTTTGTCAGCCGTGCCAGCTCGGCTTCCCGGGCATTCTCGGCTTTGATAGCGCCGTATGCTGTAAGGTCACTGTAGCCCTCACTGTTTTGCCATGGTTTCATACAGCCCTCCCATTCCTGGAGCTTTGCATGCCCGACACAAGAAATTCAAAGATATTTTCCCAGTGTACGGCGCTGTGGAACCCCAGTGCCCGGAGCCTGTCACGCCTTGCAAGCATTTGCTTACAAAAGCTGTTTGCTTTATTACGCTCAAGCCCCAGCGCCATGAGCTGCTTTACAAATGTCTTACGCTTCATTCGCTTCTTCCTTTCCCGCCTCGCTCAACCATATCATTGTGTTTATCACTCCATCCGGAATATGATCCGCATTCCGGAAACTCACGAGAAATTCAGCCAGTTCCCGGTTGGACATTGACCTGATCCGGTCACCTCTTGTTATTGGTTGATTTTCCACCGCTCGGTTAAACTCAGCACATTCGCTCCCTTCGGCAAACTCCGCCTTTTCCGGCGATCCGCAGAAACGCTTGTCTGGACAACGAGAAAACGCCTTTTTACTGCAATGGTAGGTAACCATTATTCACCGCCTCCCGAATATCCTTCTCAGCCTTCCGCATAGCTGGTGCATCCGGCTTATCCATCCAATGAGTCACCCCATACGTCCCGCAGCACTCACTATCGTAATACTGCCCTCCGACACGATACCCCATAAAAACATCCGTTTTCCCGATGGCAAGCAGCACGTCTTTCCCGCCGGGTGTAGGCTGCACCTCCACATCTGCCCACGGAGACGGTAGCCTCGAAATAACCGAAATCGCCATAGCCGCCGCAGTTGCGGCCTCAGCGTTGCCCTTGCATTCCTCCGCAAATTCCCTCAGTGCCGCGATTGCGGCCTGACGGTCAATGTAATCAGCCATTGATGATGTCATCTCCTACTAATTGTAATACGTAGTTGCCTGCCCAGCCAACCTAAGCCAACCTGAGTAAGATAGTATGTTGTACCACGCGCATTCCGGTGTACTGTAAACAGCTCTTTCGGCAGTTTGTCAAGGATTTTGTTTCCTTCCGGAACATCTGCGTAGTAGTTCCGGTATGCCTTATAAAATGCTTTCCCGTGCCGGTGGTAGGGGCGCTTGTAGTCAAGTCCAACCATGTGTTCGCAGATTTCGATTGCCCGGTTCAATTCTTCCGGCGATAAATCCATTTCAATCCCCATGTCCAACCCCATTTCACCGAGTGCTTCCGCGTGCATATCGTCCCACTTTTTCACCCAGTTCCAAGGATGGGTGCAGCCAAGCACACCGTCTTTGTGCTCCAGCCCATGTTCTCCCTCTGCTTCCGGGCAAACATCCTCCGGGTCAGAAAGCGGGCAGCAATCACACCTCATCGTTTTAACCTCCCATCGTAATATCCACCCCAAACGCATCCATCAGCCGTTTGGCGGCCTGTCTGTTGATCCGATGTCTCTGCCAACTGCCTTTCGCCCCGTTGAGACTGAGGCCCGAAGCGTTGGAAATCTCTATCCACGTGTGCTCCCGTTTCAGAGCGTAAGCCTTGTCCATATCCAAATCCGCTGTCAAGGCATAGGGCTTCCTGCTGATCTTCTCGGGCTTAACGGGCTTGCCCATCTCCTGTGCCAGCAGCGCCCAAGCTTCTTCCTTGACGGTGCCGGGGTTGTCCTGCAAAATGGACAGCTTAGCCCGGGGATTGTCGTGCATCCACTCGGTGCAGTTGGTATCAAAGGTCATGCCCTCCAGGCTCTCACGCCCGGTGCGCTGGTAGTGCAGCCATATCCGGCTGTGATGGGTGAGACAGATGGTTTCATTCGGCACCTCCATCCTTTTTCGCTCCGCAATGGGAACTCGCACTGAGAGCACTAGGTCTTGCGCTGCATCGTACTTCATTTCCCCACCTCTGGCGCATCCGGTAGGGGCATCCAGTGAGTGACTTTGCAATCTATCGGATTGTTATACACATCATCCGGTGTGAATTTCCGGTTCTCCCACCACCCAGTCGGCACATACCAATCGTCAAGTTTCTCATTGTAAACCCCATATTCTTCGATATCGTTCCATCTCCAGCCGCTTTCGCCTCGCAGAACTTCTCCTGCCTCGTAAATTGCAGGCACTACAAACACATAACCGTTCCGGTTGCATACGGCAAGTACCTCAGTTTCTGATACCGGGAGAGCGTCCTCCACGCTTATCCACGGAGACGGCAGCATTCTCAGTGCCTTGTAAGCCTCCGGGCTGATTCCTTCTGCTTCTACTTCGTCAATTACCGCAATCGCAGCCTGACGGTCAATGTAATCAGCCATCTTTATCGTCTCCTTCCAACAAGTTTGCCATGACACCGCTCCTAAATCTCTATATCGTCCAGTGCTCTAATCGTCCGATGCATCTCCCGGCGGGAAATCGCGAACCGATCAAATCCACCCGCAAGTGCTACCTCAGTAACAGCGATTATTTCCCGTGCCGCCGAAGTCTCGGAGCGGAGGTTGTAAGCCTCCTTACCCCAGACCGGCTCCAGCTGTTTGAGCAGCTGGAAAGCACCGCCGAAAATCAGGTTGTCAGCCCGGCCCGTCCGGAGCATATAGCCAAATAGGCCCCGGCGTGCTTTGGTCTGGATTGCCTCCCGATACAGGAGATGCAAGTCCCAGCCAACCTCGTTAATTGTGATTGTTTTCATTTTGATTCCTCCATTTGGTAATTTTGAGTTCACCGCATTGCTTCTCTACGCCGCTTCCAATAAAGTCCCGGTAGATGTCCTCGTTGGCAGGGCTGGTGCCCAGCAGAGGCTCAGTGTAGGTCAGCTTAATATGTAGTTTTTTCATGGCTTGATTTTCCTTTCTCAGTGTCCTATAATATGGACAGTTCTATTTTGCTTTGCCGCGCTGGGAGTTGCCGCTCCCGGGCGGCTTTTCTTATGTTTTCCTTTCTGCGTTTTAGCTCGCCAGCTTATTTTGTGATGTCAATCCCATATGCGTCCAGCAACCGTTTTGCGGCGTGCCGGTTAATTCTCTGCCGTTCCCAGCTGCCCTTTGCGCCGTTGATGCTTAATCCGGCAACTGTAGCAATTTCCCTCCATGTGTGGCGGTTTTTTAGCTCTTTGGCTTTTTCCATGTCCAAATCCGCAGTCAAGGCATACGGTTTTCTGTCTGTTGGAGTTTTTTCTCCCCGAGTAATAACACCTTCCTTCTCCAGCAACGCCCACGCCCTTTCTGTGACGTTTGCCGGATCGTCCTGCATCAAAGATAGCTTGTCTCGTGGGTTCCCGGGCATAAATTCCGTGCATCCAGTGCCAGTAGTAAACCCTTTCAAACTCTGCTTCCCAGTGCGTTGGTAGTGGAGATATATCCGCGAGTGGTGCCCAAGGCAGAGCGAATAACCACAGTGGTAACGGTTTTGACCCTTTTCACCGCCGCTTAACGCAAGCCTCCAGACACATTTTGCGCACCCGCTACTGCCATTTCCAATTTTCAGCTTTTCGCTCTTCCGCTTGGCAACGTTTGTGTGTTTATCGCGGTATTTTATCACCGCCGTAAGGTCAACGTCTCGGCAACACACCCCATATGCCCGAAATTCCCATTTCCCGCTGTGCCATCGGACTCTCTCGCATCCAGAGCTCGGTGGCCACACGCCCGAATTTGAGGCAATCTTCGCCGCCTTTATCGCTTCGTCCTCAGTGGAGTATCGCCCAACAAAATCTCCATTGCGGGTAACATACCACCGCTTGCCTCTCTGAGTGACCTCTGCATTACCCATATTTTGCATTCCCGCACCCTCTCAAAAACTCCAGCATCTGCTCTCGGCTGCGTTGCACGTCTTCCCGCGTCACGTTTCCCCACATAGGTTCCGATTTCCGCTGTGGCATTCGCTCCATGAGCTGACCGACGGTCGGCGCATAGCCTTTCGTGTCCGTCTGTACAAACGCCTGAAGCGCTGCTTTTGCGTCCTCGTAGCTCTGAGCCTCAAACGCCAGGGCGAAGGCAGCCGCCTTATTCCGCACTTCTGCGTCTCGCACCGGGTAAAATTGGCGGTATAGCCCGACAAATTTCACTGCTTCTGAGTTTGTCAAAATATCCCCTCCAATTCGTCCGGGTTAATACCCATGATGAAATTTTCACCGTCTGTAGGTGCAGTATGTGCAGCGGAATCGGGCGGTTCATCCTCCCAGCGTCCTTGGTTAAGCCATGTGGCAGGATTCGGTATATACTGCCCTCCGTCTTTCGTCCAACGGTCCCAAGTTTTCTGGTACTCCACCGCATCCAGAATCACTTTCGTCAGCTCCTCACTAGGTTTGAGCTTACTCCATGCCTTCAAAGCGGCTTGCTTCCCAGTTTTGTTGGGATAAATTGCCCAAAAGCGGTCAAACCGTTTCCCAGGGGGGGACTTTTGGGGGGTATCTCCTACTTCCTTTATCCTACTTCCTACTTCCTTTATCCTACTTCCTTCTTCCGCTTCCTGTTTGCTTCCGTTTGCTTCCGTTTGCTTTTGACTTGCTTCCAGCTTGCTTCCGTTTGCTTTTGACTTGCTTCCACCTTTAGCGCCGCTTTCAGATTTTTTTATGCTCAAATCCATGGTCGGCTTAACGTTAACAAACATGGCACCAGGTATCGTGTCCGGGTCTGGCTCAATCCCATCAAGCCCATAATCCAATATCGACATAAGATATTGGTACGCTACCGATTCAGATACAGCTTTTTCAAGTCTCCTTGCCGCATCCCTGTAGGAGCGGAACACTTTGACAGTCTCCATGTGATCCCCCCTATGTCTCCAAAATTCTGATTTGATATCTCCAGAGCATCAGTTTCCGTTTGATGGTATACTCTGGAGTCCGTACGCCCTTGCAATCCTCAACCACAGTCTTACCGTCCTGCCGATATACAAAATCAGCTATGTACCTGCAAGGACGCTCAATCACCTTGCCCGGGCGTTTGCCGCCTCTTGGTCCCGTGATATCCGGTTCTCTCTGCGCTGGGATTAGCTCAAATACAACCTGTCTCCGCAGGTCTGTAATGCGTCCAGCAGCTTCCAAGATTTGCAGCTCTCTGTATCGCTTAAATTCTTTTCGGCTGTCAAACGTCTGCCCGTCTGCCCGAATTTTACGGGCGTGATACTTGTTATAGGTCATGGCTTAAAACGGGAGATCGCTGTCGTCTTCCTCCAGCGGGGTAAAATCAGCAGCCTCGCCGTTAGGAGCATCATAGCTGTCGGAAGCGGTGTCGCGCTTGGAACTACCGAAGTAGACATTGTCTGCCACTACCTCAGCGCTGCGGCGCTTGTTGCCCTCCTTGTCCGTCCAGACCCTAATCTGGAGTCTGCCGGATACTACCGCCATGCTGCCCTTGGTGAAGTATTTGGAGACAAACTCTCCGGTACTTCTCCAGGCAACCACGTCAATAAAATCGCATTCCTTCTCACCGTTCTGGCTCTTGAAATCGCGGTCAACAGCCAGCGTGAAGGATGCAACTGCAATCCCGCTGCCGGTGTGCCGAAGCTCCGGATCACGGGTCAAGCGGCCCATGAGAACAATATGGTTCAGCATCAGGTTTCACCGCCCTCAGAAGCTGCTACAACCTCGCCCGTCTCGGAATCCACGATTGTTACGTCAGGCTCGGCGAACATATCGTCCGAAATGGTGTCCTTGATGGTTTCGTCGGTGCTGATGGCTCTGGCAAAATCGGATTTCAGCGGGGCGTATTTGAGCACACGTTTAAGGACAGTCTTTTTTGCCATTTCCTCAAAATTGGTCTGCCAAGGCCCGTTTCCGTAGGACTTGGAATATTTCTGCGCGTGAGTTTGTACATCCTCAATGGACATAACTTCGAATCCGTATCCGCCGTCTTTGGTATGGAATACGGCATAGAAAAAGATAGGGGCACCGCGATCAGATTTTGCAGGAATGTGATGCAGTTTAGGTTCCAGGCCCAACTCATAGGTAAAATCGTCGTTTTCGTAGACGGTGTGGGCCTGAATCATCTTGACTTCGCCAGAACGATAGGCCAAATCAATCAAGCCCTTGTAGCCCAACTGGAACTGGCATTCCAGTCGTCCATGGTTGAGATAGGGAATGAGGTAAGCTTGTCCAAGAGGTGTGTTAGGCTCAACGCCAAGCTGGGCGGCAGTCATCATAGCACCGAGGAAGCTGTTCGCGCTGCATTCTGACAGTTTTGGGTTGGTGCTAAGAGCGGAAAGCGTAATCCGGGTGAAACGTTCCGGCGTAATGACAGAGGGGAGCGCTTTAGCGATTTCTCCCTCCATGCTCTTTATCAAGGAGCGGATGCCCTTGGGCTGTTTACTTGTGGCAACGGCCTTTTGCTCCTGGGCCTTAGAAATAATACCTTCGTTCATGTTCAAATCTCCTTTACCTCAAATTTTCTGTATGCAGTGGTATGGTAGTAGTCACTCAGATTTAATTCAGGGTGTGCCGCCTGAAGCTGTTTGGTATCCAGACTCCGGCGGCTCTGGCTTTTCCAGCTTACAGCAAAGTCGGAACAGGTACCGCGCTCTGCATCTCCAAGCCGCCGCTTGAGCTGATTGGCGATTGCATCGGCTTCCTGCGCAGCTGCTTTGGAGCGCTCTTTTGCAGACAGGTAATCCTCAACGAGGCGGTCACATCCGAATAGGTCAATGGTGGTACCATCGGAATGGGGGTGTACTGCCAGCAAGGCTTCTGCCGTTCCCGCTCCGCTATCTGCGGGAGGCTCAGTATCCGTCTCGATGTAATGCCAGAACTCAGCCGCAGCGTCCCGGATTGCGACGAATTCCGCTGGGCTGACGTATGTAGAGCCCTCGCACCATTCAGGTGTAGCGGCATCCGACACGGTGGTAAGCTGAAATACCTTGAATTCTTTTCCGAGTACCACCACGGCCAAGTACCAGTATGGATACCCGGTGATTGCCATATAGGCAACACACTGAGCGTAGTAGCTTTCGGGGAAATTTTCACCGGCAAACCGCCCAGCGCTATAGGCAGAAGCGGTTTTGCATTCCAGCCCTGCCTTGTGACCGATAATCCGACGGTCAATGTTCGCGTGGAGGTGAGGGTAATCGGTGTTGCGAATGATGTAGTTTTCGTGGGCTACCTTCCAGCCGCTCAGTTCAGAAAAGCGCTGGGCTACATAGTCCTCCAAGTCCGTCCCCTGACGCATAGCCTCGTTTGGTTCACTGTCTGGAATCCGCCCGGTCTTATTGCCCCAAACAGAATAGGCAGAAGCATATTTATTCAGTCCCAAGATGGAGCCAATCTCAGACCCACCAATAGACTTTCTGCGTTCGGCAAGCCAAGTGGCGCGGTCCATATCGCTGGTCTTGACCTTGATAATCATTCTGCTACCTCCGGCAACGGCAAATAGAGTTCTTCCAGTATGTTTTCTGCAAGATCGTCTTTGCACGCCTTGCAGTACCATGCATCGTCCCAGTGGTATGCATAATCCGATGTAATTGGTTCCTTGCAGCAGTGGCAAACAGGCAGCTTTCGCAGCTGCTCGGTTTGGCGACGATCATACCGCTCAAAATCTTTAATTGGATCGTCTGTAAATCCCATGTTATCCTTCCTCCCCAAGCTCAATCTGAGCCTCTGCAAGGTCTGCGGCAAGCTGATATGCCTTACCGTGTTTGTTGTCACCGTGGGTCTGCTTGACCTTCGCGCGGAACTCATCCACCGTGCCGCGGAAGCAGCCGCAGCAAACGGAGATGGCAAAACCAGTCAAAAGCTTCGTGCGGAAGAATGTAGTTGTATCATCACGGCTGCCGATCGGCCCAACAGTCAATACATGCACTGTCTTTGACACCAGCGCCTCGCCGGACACCCGGGCCTTGTCGAACACCCACGCCTCGCCGGACACCCGGGCCTTGTCGAACACCCGGGC